CTCCTGCTTCGGGATCAAATGTAAAGCTTTTAGTTGACATTTGAAACTAACTCCTTAAGTAAAGATTTGATCTCATTAATTTCATTCTTTAAATTGGCAAGATCTTGCTCAATATTCTCAGAGTGTTGAACCTCTGCTTTTTTAGCATCACGTCTCGACATGTACTTTTCATAATCTAAATCATTAGTATTCACAATTGCACCAGTCTCAGAGTTTCTGAGCAAATCCACATGTCCTTTTACTCCGTAATATTCCATGTTAAGCTAATGCAATTACGCGAAGATCTTTCACTCTTGGTACATAAACTTGACTCTTAGAAGTCATCAAAATCTTAATCCTATAAGCTCTGAACGAAGGTAATTGATCAACACTAAATGTATAGTCCCTGAATTCTAAGGAATTACCATCAAATCCAGAAGAATTTGATTTGGGAACAAACTTATCAGAAAGACCATTATTATCTTCTTGTGCAATCACCTGACCTCTATTATTAAGATTCTGATATCCAGGGAATGGAATAAAAATAGGATCTACTGCTTCTTTATTATGAACAGAATAGAATAGTCTAATATCAGCATCCTCATGAATATGAGCAGCTAAAATTACTTTTAGAGATGTTGCATGATTTTCCAATAACATTTCCTTAGAAACATATTGGCAAGAAGTAGGATCAGTTTCCACCGTACTTATCCGATCATCAGTAGCATAATTTACAATCACATCATTAACCCTATTAGAAGTCAGAATGGTACTCATTCTTTGACCATCTACTACAGGACTAACATGATTATCAGCAGTATTAAGTGTAATAGTCATCTGTAATGACTTACTTCCCTTCACCTCCGATAAGAATGTATCTTCATTAAGTTTGGAAGCAATTATACGAGGACTATCGAGATAATTAGTTTGATTTAGGGTTAAAGGTTCAGAATCTGTTTGTATATAAGGAATCTCATCTCCACTGATACTTTTAGCATCAATCATTCGTGCAGTAGCACTTAGTGATGTAGAGGGAACCGTTATATTTTGAACCATAGGAGTAATAATTTCATATGGCATATTCTGAGTTGCTCTCACTTTATAACCACCACTTGATTTAGAATTATTAATATAAAGAGCAGGCCAACCTACATCAGTATTTCTAGCAGTACCATTCTTAGACATATCTAACTTAATATTATAAGAATCAAATGTAATAGCACCAGAAGTAGTTATATTAGTAGCATTAGGATAAGCGGATGTTGTAGTAGATAATCCATGAGTAGTATTAACTCTTAATAAGTTAACTCCACCTATTTCATATTTGTAAACAGGTGTTCCAACTGGATATGTTTTTTTAACAGAATTTGCAATACCTCTGGTACTTACACCAATCGTATTACCATTAACAGAACTATAAGAGATAATCTCTTGCCCAATCTTCATATATCCGTAGTTAGTAGTACCTACACTTACATTTTCAAAAGTAGAGAATTTAGAAGCATCTCCCACAGATATACTTCCTGTATCTCCTACATTATATGCAGTTGATAATTTAGTTGGAAGAATATCCGATTCCACACCAGAAATTTCTACATCATTCTTAGTGAAATACATTCCATGATTCTTATGATTTACCTTAATATGTAAACCATCACTAACTGTATTAGTCTGTACAATCTGGACATCTCCACCAGCAGCATAATTTAATTCCGTTGCCACACCCACAGATGCACTATTCTTATAGTAGAAGAGGGTATTAGCAGTACCAACTATAAAATTACCCTGAACATTTTCTAAAAGAAGTTCATTTGTACTACCAATAGAAGTAATAGAGAATCGAGCATTTCTGCCAACAGAAGCAAGTCCAACAGTTGTAATACCCAACACATCACCAACTTGATACCCTGTTCCTCCAATTGAAACGGTTGCAGCAATTGCAACTCCATTGGAAATATAAAGATCAGCAGTTGCTCCTCTACCATTACCAGTAACAGTATCAAGAACTACCCCATTAAACTGGAATTGTCCATCTAATGGAGTATATCCAATACCAGCATTAATAACATTCAAACTAGTGTATGCTGCACCTGCAACAGCAGCAAGATTACCTGTTGCATTAGTTCCTTCTTGATAGAAAGTATTACCCATCACATATCCATTATCTGCCACAGTAGTTCCTAAACCTACTCTTACTTGTCGAGAATATAATTCTAAAGGTTGAGGTATAAGTTGAGGAATTTGATCATTTCCTTGGGTTAATTGTGGACTATACACTTCAAAAGTTCCAGAATCAATAAATTCTGCTCTATACAAAGTATACTTTAAATCTTCCCACTGACTTGGTTCCCAAGTAGAAGCATTCTGTGACTTAAACATAGAACCCAATGTGGGTTGATTAGCAATATAATTACCTGTTAATATATCATTCTCCCCTACTCTTGATATATAAGCAGCATATTGAGATGAATTAGATAACATTACCATTGCATATTCTTGTCCACCTTCAAGGTATACAGGTGCATCAAATTCAAAAGTGGTTGCTACTGAACCATCAGCAGAAACATTAACTTGATCAGGATCTAATGCAACTTCACTAAGAGGAACGATATTCATCGTTGGTACTCCACCAAGCATAGTCCTTATAGAGAATATAACAGGAAGGTTATCAACTGATTTACTGGAGAAGAAAATATCACACTTAGTAATGAATACCCCAGTTTCATCATTAACCATAAAGGATTGAGCTAATGGATCTGGATTTGGCCAGCGATTTCGTCGTCTATTAGTAGCTGCACCCACTGAAGATCCTGTCGTTCTCCACTCCGAACCCAATGTTCTTGATGTGGATCTTTGATCACTAATATTATTAGTGATAATTCTTGCATTTCTAGTAGCAACAATAGTTTCTTGAATGGTTTCTAAGTATCCTATTGATGCAAAATCATCTTCAGCACTTGAAGTAGGATTACCCTCATTGTCTACATCACTAGTTAATCGGAATACTTTTTCACCTGCTGTAAATGATGGATGATTAGCATTATTAGGATCTGGAATAAAGAAAGATGCTCCTACAAAACCAGTTATATCAGAAACTAATCTTAAATTAGTTATTTTTGCCTGAGCACCACTAGATCTTCCTGTAAGAACCATACCATTGGACACCCACCCATAAAACTGTCCTTGTGCTTGTGCCGCAAGAGAGAATATATCTACATTTAATATAGTAGAAGTAGAAGAGTACTCAGATTGAACTATTTGACCACTTCCTAATGGGTTATATGGATTAGATCCATAAGTTTTAGTTGGTATATTATATGCCCCTTCTTTATGATTAGATTGTGCAACTCGGAAAGTTATATTTGGAGACTGTGAATTCCTATTGGAAATTAATGCTGCATTCTGCATTACACCTTCAACAGTTTCTCCTACTTGGAAAGTGCCTGTTGTCATTTCAATTTCCAAGAGTTTAGGTACACAATATTTGGATACATCAACCCCTTCAAAGAATGCATATAATCTTGTTAATGGTTTATTCTGTTGAGCAAGAACTTGAACATTACGACTTCTCATAAAGGGTATTACTTCCCTACTAACTAATCTATCTCCCTCAGATCTTCTTTGTGAGAAATCTTCAACAATTTGTCGTCTGGTACCTGTTCTGGTCATATTACCAGATTGGAAAGTCTCTAATTGACGAGATCTTGTTGTTGTCCTTCTTGTTACCCTAAAGTTTCCTTCTTGTCTTGTAACCGATCCACTGCTAGTTCTTGTCCCGCCAACCCATCTAGTTTGGTTTCCAGACCAGAATGTATTCCATGAACCCCATACATTAGGACCAAATCCATTTTGATCAAACCCTTGATTTGCTACAAGATTAGCAAATGTAGATGCAAAATTTCCTTCTTCAATAAGAACACGAGCTTCTATCCTTCTTGTATTAATCCAAGTATCCGATTCAGGAGTTAATTGAACCAAACCATTCCAATAAGCAACAATAAAAGGTGTTATAGATTCTGTTCTAGATCCAAATACTTGTTTTAAATACTCAGTTTCAGAATAATCTAACGTAATCATTTGAGAAGGATGCTTACGAATATTAATACCTTCAATAGTACTAAATTGTTCATCCTCTGTACTATCTACATTAACTACTGGTCCAAATTGTAAGTCAACTGAACTAGTGTAATGTTCTGGTCTTAATTCTTTACCTTCTCTATCAATACTATTTTTAACAGTAATATCAGTATCCTGTGCTTGGAAAGATTCAAAATTATCAACAAAGAATCCAGATTTAAACCTATCCAACCCATCAGAATCAGGAACAAAGAAACTAGAAGTATTAACTTCAAGTAAAGATAAAGCCGTATAATATTCTAAATTTTGAATTCTATTCTCCAATCTTTGGATATCTTTCATTTGATATCTCTTATATTCAAAGAAATTAATTACAGCATCAGTAACATTATATAAGTATGGAGGAAGTTGAGCAGTAGCCACTTCTATGGCATCATCAACTGGAAGAGGTCTTTCAGGTTTTTCTGCTGGTGTTCCATAAATTACTTGGAAATTGCCTTCCTTAGTTAAGAAAATTCTATCAATTCTTCCTAAGTAGAAAGTAAAGTCAATAAGAATAGACTCATCAGAAGCAAGCATATTAGCCGCAGAATTACCAGATCCATTAAAAGATCTTCCAGCAAAAGTAAGAGGTGAATTTCCACCAACAGTCACTGTATAATCAGACACTCTAGGTCTGATATCAATCATATCAGTATTTCTAACTCCATTAACACTTTGAATATCTGTTCCATAATTAAAAGTATTATAAGAATCTACGGTAGTAATATCACCTGTATCCGTAGAATCATAATGAGCACTTTCAAAATAAACCTTTACTTTCTTAACAGGTGCTTCTGCATTGTTATTTCTAAAAATAGATCCATAATTATAAATGGTACCCTCTTGACCATTATCAAATGAATAATTTTGAGTTATATCAAAACTACTATTATTCACAGTAGTAATTACTGCTTGGATATTGGATTCCTGTGATATAATAGTTTCTCCTTCTTTAAATTCATCATCATTCTTATAAATGAATGATATAGTATCGGAATCTGATTTTGCTGCAACAATAGCAATAGCATTACTAGTTTGCCCAACGATTTTCTCTCCTATAATATATTCACTAGTAGTAGTGGTAGCACTATTAATGGAAGATAAATCCATTGTTGGTGCAGAAGGGGTTCCTTGTGTTTCCGTAGTTTCAAAGATTCCATGAACACGAATAACATCTGGAGTCCGAAGTGATATAGTTTCATCTTCAACTCTCGTTCCATATGGGAAATTACCGTACTCTAAACCATTCTGTGTAGTAGTAGTTCCAATACCTGATCCTACAACAATCGACTTATCAACAATAATAGAATTTACACGATTTTTAATTTTAGTTTTTGAGGTTGGCTTTAATTTCTTTAAAGTAGTAACTATTTGAACATTACCATTATCTGTTATAGTAGGAAGACCAATAATATCCAAAGTACTCATTCCATTACCAAATACAAAATTAGTAGAATTTACTTCTTCTGTAATTCCATCAGATCTAATAACTGCATATCTTTCCTCATCAAAAGGTAAGAAAGTTTTATTTTCGCCTGATGTTAATTGGTTTGCTACTCTATTAGCGGCAATTGTTTGATCAGAATAAACACTTCTTATAGAAAGAGAAGCATCGGTAAGATCAACATCAGATACATTTTCTCTAGGAAGGACGGTATAAAGAGTATTATCCAGAGAATTTTCTAAATTAGTTCTTACAACTCTGAAATCCGTTGCCGTAAATGGTGTAGTGGGTAATTTACCATCCACAATATTAGTAACAGTCGCAACACCAGTTATAGTAATCTCACTAGTTCCCACACTAACAACCCGTCCCATCACAGGATCCCCTATGAGGTTTACATTCATATCCCCATATTCAACAAGATCATTTATTCTAATAACATCACCAGTGCCCGGAAATAGATTATTAGGACTTCTAACAGTACTAATATAATTGGCACCTTTACCAGGACTAATGGTAGCTATTCCAACATTGAAAGATGTCTCTTGGGTTGTATTAGCAGTAAATGTATTAATACCACTTATACCATTATTAGTAGCATAAACGGACTTAACATTAGAAATACCATACTCAGTAACTGCTATTGCTACTCTTCCATTTTGAATTCCATTAAAACTAAGAGATTCATTTTTAATAAAATTACCTGTTGTTTCAGTAACTGTTAAGGCGGTTCCAGCAGAAACTGCATATCTTAAAAAACCAGTTGCACCACTATTCTTTCCTTTAACAAACGTTCCTGCACTCCAAGTATCTGTTGCACTAGGAGCTTCATTAATAGCAAGATTAGTTATGGTTTGAACATCATAAAGAGATATATCCCATTGATTTACCGCATCATTATTATTTTTTTCATAAGTACCAGATTCAAGAGTAATATCATAAACTCTTGCTTGACCTATTTCTTTTCCTGCAATAGTAGTAGAAGTAACTCCAAGTCTTTGATCTCTGAGACTTAATACATAAGTATTTCCGATTCCGATAGTAGGATGTCCATATACAGAATTTAATCTTAAAGTAGGACCAGTATTATATTCCAATCCTTGGTTCTTTAACGTTTTAGTTGTTCTTGTTTTATCTGCATCAAGATATTCAGGAGCAATAGTTTCAATCTCATATCCTTTAACGAATGCCTTTCCTGGGGAAACAAGATAAAGACCTAAATCCTCAGATGGAGTTGATCCTCCATATGTAAATTGACCTTCTTGGAAAATTCCTTGATTTCCAACATTATTATTCAAAGAATTAACATATCTTACATCAAAAGGTTTTACATAATAATCACCAGATTCTGCATAAGTACGACGTGCTAATTCATCAGCAATTATATTATATTCAGTTGTATTATTTTTACTTCTTAATTCACCAGTATTAACCGTGGCCAATTCAACAAAACTTTCATCATTAAAATCATCTAATTCTTTCTTAAATAATGAAAGAGTAATCTTTAATCTATCCGCTCCGGGTGCTGAGTAATTATTAAATCCTTGTGAATTATCATTTAGAGTTTCATCTAAATCTGGTGTAATAATTTCTTCTAAAATATTAAAACCAACCCTATAAGAAGATTCATTACTATACTGATCTAATATAAGAGTTTCGGACTCCACCGCACAAAAATTTCCCCTTACAAAATATACACCATTTTCTACATGAAACGCAGATCCTGTGGCAGCAGCATTTTGAGATAAAGTAGCAGCAAATGGAGTACCAATTGATATTGAGGTATTACCCAATAATCCAGATGTAATAGTAACACTAGAAGTTAAAGATTCAGCATCAGCAAAAATTTCAGTAGTATTATTTGTAGTACTTGATCCTAAGTAATTAATATAAAGAGTGAGATTTCCATTTTCAGAATCTTCAGGAAGTAATATTTTATTAACTGTTGCTGTAACTCCGGATGTTTGTCCTGTAATAGTAGCACCAATTAATTGATCAGCATAAGCAGATACAGGAACCCCTTGAAAATTATTATTTAATTGAATACACTTATATTCCTGACTATATGATGTATTTCCAGGTATTACCTTAGTTCCTTCTTTAAAAAAATGCTGTCCAAACTTTTCAATCTGGTTTTGCAGCATTGACTGCAAACCACTTAATTCTCTTGCCTGTACTGGATATCCAGGTTTAAATAATACCCGATAGTAATCGTTATCCGCATCAAAGTCGTCAAAATATGGCGATACGTTTAAATTTGTTAGCTGCGACATAATTTTTTAGAATTGCAAGATAACTTTGATATCTTCTTTTTGGGTAGATGATCGAGTAATAGAAGGTCTATTATCAACATAAATTATATTTCCTGAATATTTTTTAACTTCAGGATTACCAATACCATCAGTAAATTCTTGACCCAAGTAGTATGTTTTATTATTTATTACGGTAGATACACCACTAAATGCAGTATCAATACCTAGATCAGACCCAGTTGAAGGTGTAATAGTCAAACTTCCTCCACTCCCAGGATCCCCAGTAAAGGCATTAAGTTTAAACCCATACTGAGGTTGAGTAACACCAATTCCAGCGGTTGTAAATCCAGCAAGATCTCTATCTTGCCAGTATTTAAGAACACCAGTAGTTTGATTATAATTAACAACTCTTGCAACAGCGGTACTACCAGTGGCAACAGTTTGTGTAAAATAAGAATCAGCAACAAAAGTAGCACTACTATAACCAGCACCTGCTAATCTTAATGCTCCTGTTGCTGTAGCTTTATCTAAACTTAGTAAAGATGTACTATCAAATGATTGAGGATTGCATACTACACCAACCCTAGCAATTTGATTATCTGTAATAAAATCAGGATTTTCATTATCATTCTCAATTCTGGAATAAAGAAGCACATTATATGCACCTAATTCCCGATAGATATTTGCTCCATGTCCACCAGGTGGTGAAATAATAACATTAAATTCAGGGCGTGTAGTTCCCGTGGGTACCCCACCAGCAATTAAATCTAAACTACCGAAAGTATATCCCGATCCTTGACTGGAAACAGTAACATTCTTTACTTGTGATGCAGCATCCATAACAACAGTACATTCTGCACCTGAACCATTCCCTTTAATAGGAACCTTTGTATAAGTAGCATTTGCTGTCCCTAAACCTACACCAGCATCAGTTACAGTAATAATCTTAATAGATCCATCTACTGCATTATCTCTTACAGGAGCATTATCACTGCTAGTATCCCAATCAGCAGGAACAGGAATATAATCAGTAGATTCAAATTTTACAATATCGCTAGGTTTAATAGTATAAAGATATTTCCATATATACCCATCTCCACTACTACCTGCACTACGAGGCTCTAAATCAGTGAATGTTGGTTCATCCAATGAAGGTCTACCATTAGGATTTTCAGGGTCTATTCCATTATTAAGACATTCATAAATTCTATAATCACTGTTTATAACAAAATAGTTGGCCGAATATAAATTAGTTGCACCAGATACTTTTGCCGTATTTGTTCTGCTATAATCACTACGATACATATCGTAAGTAGTACCAGATGTCCATACCCTTCTAGGAACAACCTGCCTTACGTCAGAAGAAGTAATCTTCTTCATAGCAATCATATTATCCCAATAAGAATCTTCCTGTTCAAAATTATCCTTAGGTGAAGGGGGATCAGTATCCCAATCAGATTCATAATCAGTTGGATTAGGTAATCCGATGAAAGAATAATATGCATTATCAGTAGTTGTTACACCAGCAACAAAATTCTTCGCATTTAATATTCTAATCTGATCGGTTATAATGGCAGCCATCTTGATAGCATTATTTTTTAGTTATTTATTAAGAAAAAGATACTAATGTTCCTGATATCCCTTATATCTAAGAGGATTAAACCTTTCTACAATGAGAGATGTAGTAATACCAGTAATTCCACTTTGTGTATATGCAGTATAAGAATTTAACCCTGCTCTGGAAGTAAGGTCAATTCTACCCCAACTATATGTTCCCATATAATCAGAAGTTGATATTCCAGATGTAGTACTTAATCCGTGCGGACCATTACCATCAACTTTTACAAAGACTCGTCGAATAGTAGTTGTTCCACCACCAATTACTTTTTCAATTTCCTCAGTACTATTTACTTGATACACATTATCTACAAATGATGTTCCTATTCCGACAGTAGATCCTGCAACATCCAGTGAAGTAATAGAAGTAGATCCTGTACCCATATTGGAGTTACTTACAACAAAGTAATCATCAGTTCCTATTCCACTTACAGTAACTGCGGTTCCTGTCAGATTTCCATCCCTCATGAATGAATCGAATGGAATAAAGAGATCAAATATTAATTGAGTTCCCGAAGCAATAGTTGTAGTTCCGAAACCAACAATATTTCCCTGATCACCTGCATATGTGCCTACGGGGTTATCCTCATCAGTTAATACAGGATGACTGATAAGCACAGAAGGAACATCAGTCCAAGTATATCCAACACCAGGATTAGTAATAGCAACCCCAGTTACAGTTCCTACACCGCTTATGGTTACAGTTCCCATTGCTTGGGTAGTTGTACCCACACCTACGGTAGAAGCAATACTTACAACCGCAGTAGTATATCCAACACCACCATCTGTAATATCAATAGAAGAAATAGTTCCAGCAGCAGAAACAATAGCAGTGGCAGCAGCTCCTGTTAGAGTTTCTTGTTTAATAAATTTCACTTTATCTTGGAAAGATAATTGAGTTTTATCTTCTTTTTCATTATAAGTATCAAATAATGGTCTTAAAGAATCCACATAAACGGTAGTAGATCCGATACCCACTGTCTTAGTAATATATGCAAATGGATGAATTTGAGGTTCATAATGTTCTCTATCCTTACCAATAGGTAATTCGTTAATAATTTTATCCTCAGTTTGTCTACACCATTCAACAGGTCTTTCAAGTGATTCATCTGCGCTATTACCAGGACCATAATATGGATTGGTAGTAACTAGATCAGTAGAATCTACACGCATAACAGTTCTTGGATCTTCTACTAAATGCTGTTGTTGATCTGGTAAACGTCCAATCTTTAAGGTATCACCTTTCTTAACTGTTTCAATAATTTCTCTATCAATAACATCAGCAGCACCACTTCCTTTATAGAAGATTACCTTGGAAGTATCATCTTTCTTCGGTGCTTCTGTGAAAGTAACTATACTACCACCATCAAATTTATATCCTTTACCAGGAACTTGAAGGATGTCATTAATCCAAATAAGAAGAACATCTTGAACATTAATTTGAGATCCTTTACGTGAACGAATTGAAATCAAATCTCCACCATTTTCAGTTAATTGGAAAGTAGTTGTATCACCATCAAAATCATCATCCCAATTATCGAGTACTTGAAGAAGTCCAACAGACCATCCAGTAAATTCATCATTAAAGGTTTCTGTTATTTCAACAAGGAATTCTTCATAAGAAGAAGTAGTTGGAATACCGGTTGTTCCACCAATAGGAACAGTAAGGAATTCGCCATTTCCATAACCATATCCTGTTTCATCAACTCTAAAATTAACAATACTGGATCCTTGTCCTACCACTACATCAATAGTAGCAGCAGTTCCAATTCCACTATAACCAGAAGCATATTGTAGAGTCATATTGGAATAAGAAGTAGGATCGTCAAATACCACATCCATTGATCTCTGTAAAGATCCACCTCTTGCATAGAAGTGTTCTAATGTCGAAACTCCTGTATTAATCTCAAAAGTCTTATTATCCAAAACTCTTAAAACAGTGGTTCCCCCCGAAGCAGGATCAGTCTTACTTGCAGAGAAGTTATTTGCCCTAGGAGCCATAATTGCTCCCTGAACAGAACCTAATCCCACATAATAAGATGGAACAGTAGAGATACCAATATTAACTTCAAATTCAGTAGTACTATTAATAGCAGTAATATCTACACCACTATAAGTAGGATCGGGTTTTCTAGGATACCTATGAGTTGTAATTCCACCATCCTTAGCACAAGTAAATTTAAGAGATTCAGTAGCAATTTTAATACTATTTCCCTGACTCAGACCATGATCACCAATTGTCATCGTCATGATACCAGTGCTAGGACTATAATCTGCAGCAGTTACATCATACTTGATTATAGTAGAGACACCTACATTTAAAGTAATAGTATTAGCACTAACAGTAGTAATTCCTAAGCAGGTACTAAATCCAGGATCACTATATCGTGGATAAGTATGCAGAGTCGCATAATCATCCATGGAACATCTAAAGGTTAAACTATCTTGTTCAACCTTCACAGATTCTCCCATCTTATGAAGTCCGCCAGCAGAAGCAGATACAAATGTATGAATTCCAGTGTAAGAAGAAGGAATAGTATCTAACACTTGAACTTCAAATGAGGTGCTACCTATACCTGAAATAGATCTCCACTTTCCACTAAATGGATCGGTAGTACTTCCTGAACCAGATCTGGGATATGTCTTATTAGCAGTATGTCCATCTAATGCACAAGTGAAGGTTAATGAATCATTATCAAAACGAACTTTATCTCCACTAGAGAATGAATTTGCAGTCCCAACAAAGACCGTCATAATACCTGATACAGGATTATACTGAGCAGCAGTTACTGTGTGAGTACTTGGTCCAGTAAGACTATGATTACCAATAGTTAAAGCCAGTTGTCCATTAGATGCAGTATAACTAGCATCTGAAACATTATAGTAAGATAATGGAGATGAACCCACATTAACAGTAATAGTTGAACTTCCTACCCCAGTAATTGCTGTAACTCCCATTCCTGTAATAGGATCACTGGAACGAGGATATGCATGAGCACTTGTATTTGAATCTAATGAACAAGTAAAGACTATGGCATTTGTAGAGAATCCTACAGTATCATCTGTGGTGTACGTATGACCTGCTCCAACCGTCAATACTAAATCACCAGTTGATGCATCATAAGAAGCAGCAGTAGGAGTGGTAGTACCTATTCCTGTTACCGTAACTCCACCACCAACAGCACTTACAAAAGTATGAGTGTAATTACCACCAGTAACTACGGCACTGCTTGCTGCACTTACAAATTGATGAGTGTAGTCCCCACCTGTAATTACTGCACTGGTTCCTACACCAACGAATGTATGAGCAAATTGATCAGCAGGACCACCATAACCAACATTAACGGTAATCTTTCCATCATTAAG